TCAGCAACGGATCGTTCGGCGCAAACCCTTTATTCTCACGCGCGATCTGCGTCGCTAGCTGCAACTGCGGCCAGCCGTATTCGTAGGTGCCGATCACCCGCTTGGCTTCCTTCTGGATAATCAGCGCCGCATGATCGAGCAAAGCATGCCGTACTTCCGGCTGCTGCTGTGCGCGCCGGTTCAAAAGCTCAGCCATCTCGTGTGGCGAGACCCTATGATAGCCGACCGGAACTGCCATCTAGTCCCTTTGACTGCCTGCGGTACGAACGCCGAGAATGTCGAAGATGCGATCGCCCCAAATCTCGGTCTGCGATCTCGGCCGCTGCCATACACCGGGTGCGGTTTCCCGCGACTTGTCTGATGGCGCAGTGGCCGCCGGAATAATATTGGTCGGATAATTCGGATTGCGCCGGATGTTCGGAATGCCGCCGAGCTTGGTGATCGCATTCCACATCGCCGAATCGGTCGGCGTCGGGATGACGCGATCGTCGGTCGGCCTGACCGACGCATCGGCAGGCGTCGCGATCTGCTGATTGGTATCCTCAGTGGTCGGCAGCCCGGTCGTTTCCGTCGGCGTGCCAATATCGACATGCGGCCCCTTGCGGCCGAGATAAGCAGTGGCAACGGCGTGCCGCGCCTCGCGTTCTTCCGGCGTTTCGTTGGCGACCGCGCCACCGCGCCGTTCGGCCTCAACCTGACGCTGTTGCTCGACCCGATACGATCGCGCGTGCGGCGTGCCGGGATGATCACCGTAGACTTCGCCGCTCTGCCGGTTGACGACATACTGGCCGGACCGCACTTCTTCCGAGAAGTTAGGATCGCCGCGGCTGCCTTGGTCGGTGAAGCCTCTGACCAGATTGCTGCCCGCCAGCGCCTTGTCCATCTCGTGGTAGTCGTTGCCGTAGCGATCGACTTGGTTGCGCAGATAGGATTCGTTGATCTCGCCGCGCTGGACCGGACCGTAAAACTGGCCGTATTTGCCTTTCAGATAATCACTCAGCGTAATGTCGGGATGCGTGCGCCGCAGCGCGTTCAAGCGATTGAACAGCGACTCGGCGACTTCCGTGCGCTTGCCCGCGGATTCTTCGTGGGTCAGCACGCCCGCCAGAAAGCGCTTCAGCCGCGGATTGGCGTCAAGCTCGTCCTTGATCCATCTGCGCTCGTTGCGCAGATACGCACTCGACGGTCCGCGATCGGGCTCATTGCTGGTCATCGAGCCAACCGGAGTCTCGGCGTCGGTATCTGGACCGCCCGGATGGCCGACTTCACGCGGCAGCAGCGGCGGCATCTTTGACGCTTCTTCGGCGATATTGCCGTAAGCGGTCGGTCCCGGACTCTCCTGCATGTGCATCAAGTCGTATTGGCCGCCGCTGTGGAAATAGCCGCCCCATGAGAACGGCATTTTGTCGGCGCGCGATTGCCGCGCCACATCAAGCGCAAACTCGTGGTAAGCGGCAAACTCGTGGGTGCCGGGGCCTAGCCCGATATTGCGCAGCCAGCCGACGCCGGGCTCGTAAAGCTGCATGTCGAGCGCGCGGCCTTGCCGGTGCAGCGATGTCGGCCGCCCATGGGTCGGCGAATAGCCCGACGTAATCTTCCACTTCCAGCCCGGGTGCTTGGCCATGAACTCGTTGGCACCCTTCTTGACGTTCTCGACCAGCCGCGGATCGACGCCGCGAAGCTGCACTTCGGATTCCGGCGGTGCATCCTTGGCTTGCTTCGGTGCCGCTTCTCCACTCGGGCTACCCGGCAAGCCTTTGACGCCCGCCATGCTGTCGGGGCCGTAATAGCCGCGACGGCCCGGACCCTTCGGCGGTAAGCGTTCTTCGGGACGAATACGGTCCTTGGTGTCGTCGGGGCGGGGCCGTGCCCGCGGGCCGATATGCGGCCGGAACAGCGGTCCGGTGCCGCGCGACGGCCGACCAAATCCGCGCGGCCCCATCGGTTCGCTGCCGGGATGGCCGCCGCCGGGGAAGCCGGGCAGCGGTGCCATATGCTCGTCGGGCATGACCGCGAACTCGTCGGCACTGGCATCCTCGTCGATGTCAATGTCGATGTCGCCGACCTTCTTTTGGTCGAGCAGAATCACGCCAGCCTTGGTCATCGCCGCTCAACCAATTGCATCAAGTTCCAGTCCCATTCCTTGCCGCTTTCCATTTCCGAGAACACAATCGAATAGGCCAGCCCTTCGCCGGTCCCAAGATAGTGCGCCACATCAAAAGGGACGCCGTTCCGAATCAGCCAACAGGCGCGTCGGAAGCCAGCGTCCCTGACAAGTTTTTTGCTTCTTCCAGCGGCTCGACAGCCGGTGCCGCTTTGACACTCAAGCGCACCAGCGCCCGGCCCGCAGCGGCGAGACCTTCAGCATCAAGCTCGTCAAAGATCGAGCGCAACTCATTATACGAGCGCGGGAAGGCGATGATCTTTTGCTGGCCTTCCTCATGGATTTCACACACCGCCGCCGCCAGCAATAGCGGCGCGCGATGCGACAGATCAAAGCGGGTGCCGTCCGGCCGCGGCACCATCTCGAAACCGGACAGATGCGGTGTCATGCCGACGATCTCGGTCTGCTCTGAGGGGTGCAATAGCCGCACCGTGATGATGCGGCCGAAGTCATCGGCCTCTTTTTCACGCAAGCGATACCGCTCACGCGCCTGTCTGGCGGTGAGAGCAACCATGATATTTCCCCCTGCTTGGCGTTACGATATTCGGATTTTGTCGCTGGCTAATCCGTCAAGCCGGATCGGTATCGTCTTCTCCCGGCTGATGTCGCCATGATCGATCAGGTACATCACGCAGTTGGTGTACTGATAGCGCGAGATCGAGTTGTCGGTGTTGTGGATGTACTCGTTGAGCACACCGGGCAGCATGATCTGGCTGGCTTGGAACGCGGCCGAATAATCGACCATGTAGTCTTCCAACGTCGGCACCGCGCGCGTAATCACGAACTCGACACGATAACCGTCCGGCACATAGCCGAACCGCGGCACATTGTTGTACGGCATAGTCTTGAGATCGTGTTTCTGTCCGTGGATGCGGACGCTCTGCACGTCGCCAATATCGACGATCGCGCCGGTATCGCCACGAAACCAGATGAACGTGTAGTCTACGCCGACATTCATACCGTTGACTGGCATGACCTAATCTCCCTTTCCTTTCCTTAGTTAAAACTAGAACGCGGTGTTGACGGCGCTGCCGAGCGTATTCGGCTGTGCCGCAAGCGAAGCCGCCGACGGTGGCGTTGATTGCACGTTGACGGTGACGTTACCGCCGCCCATGAACTTGACGACGAAATAGCGGACGACGTTCAGATAACGAACCTGCCAGTACAAGAACAAATAACCAAGTGCTTGTAGGTTAGGCGGGTTATTTGTTAAGTCGCAGGTCACCAGCCACGGAATGTCGATCATGCCTTGACCGTTGATGCCGAGTCCGACTTGCGGTGAGGCAAGCTGCGCCGACAGACCGTCGAACAATGCCTTGGCCTGCGCCCGGGTCATGTCATTCGGCTGGATCGACTGCAGGCGGCCAACGAACGAGCCCGCCGCTTTCGACTGCGACGTGCGGATCAGGAAGTTGGTCATCCGCGTATATTCGATGCCGTTCGCCGCGGTGTTAGACGAAGCGTTGCGGCCGGTAGCGAACGAATAGTAATAACCGCCGGGCGACGACAGTGGCCCCAACACGGTGTCGATGCCGCCGGTATTGATCAGCGACAATTCAACGTCGCTGTAGGTCTGGCCCGACTGCGTGCGCTGCGTGGACGAGATGCCCTGCAGCGGCTTGTTCAACGGCGATTGCTGCGGCGACAGGTTGCCGAGAATGCCGAGACCGAACGCACTCGGGTTGATCTGCCGCGACAGCCCGTTATAGCTGTCATAGAACGTCGGCCAATCCCCCAAGATCAGCCAGAACCACGGCGTGTCGATGCCGGACGAGATGCGCGTGGCAAGGCAGTTGGAAATGGTATCGCCCGATACCGTGCCAAACACCGCCAAGCAGGTTTCGCTGAGCGCAAACGATCCGATCGCCGCATAGTCGGCATTAGTGGTCAGGTCGCACAGCGTGAAGCCGTCAACATTAGCAGCCCGCAACGCATACATGCCCTTGCGTGGCACGATGTCCTGGCCCATCAGGATGGCGTCAGTCACGCCGGAATCGCCGTCGGTGCCGCCGGTCATGGTCAGCGGCGTCGCCAAAGTCGGCCCCGCCGTTGACGAGCCAGCCGATGCCACCACAATCATCGACGGGGCATGCGTGATGGTGCCGGTGTTGATCGCGTTAGCGGCATTGATCCAGAACTGGTTGCCGACGCCGCCGATATTGTTGAACTGTTCCGGCACCAAACCCGGGAAGCTCACGATCAGCATGTAAGTATTGGCTTGCGAGCCGTTGACGACGTCGAAGGTCACCTGATTGCCGAGCGTGCCGCTGTATTTTGCGGTCAAGGTCAAGCCGGTGCCGCCGACGCCAGAACCGCCGGTCAGCGTTGCGCCCGACAGCGTGATCACCGTCGAGGATTTTGCCAACGCGATCGAGTTGCCCGCCGTGCCGGGCGATGCCGCCAAGATAGTCAGCACCAAGCCGTTGAGCGAATAGGTGCAACCTTTCAAGTTTGGATCGTTGGAGTTTTGCAGCACGTACAACAAGTCTTGTAGCGTCTGCTGCACCGTCGCTGCGATCAGCGCGCTGGTGAACGTGATCACCGTGCCGTTGATGGTCAGCGTATCGTTGACCGTTGGATTGCCCGAGAACGTCGCCGTGCCGCTAGCATAAGTGCCGCCGGTCCCGACTGACAGCGTTGCTGCTACGTCGGTGCCGTCCGAAACGCGCACGCACTGGAAGCCGATCGCACCGCCGACCTGACACGCCGCCGAAACATAGGACGCAATGTCGTGGTTGCGCACTTTCGGCGGACCGAGCTGGACCGCGCAATCGACCGGCTTCGAGACCGGGATCAACGCATTCAGCGGACCCCACGAGCCAACGCCCACCAAGCCCTCGATGTTGGTCGGAAGGCCGAGCAGCAGCGGAGTCGGAAGGATAATATCCCCGTAAACGCCGGGAACGGTAAGCGCAGCAAGATTTTGCTGACCATCTAAAAACACAGGCATGGTGTTGTCTCCTTATTGCGCGACCGCTTAGCCCGTTGGCGGCGTCTGATCCGGTGGCGGCTGATCGGGAACGAAAACGCGCACGACGCGGAAGTCGTGATCGGCAAGCACCTTGGCGATCTCGTCAGGATCGGTGATTTCCTGACCTTTGACGTAGCCGTGGAACGGTTGGGTAACGACGTATTTGTAGGCCATCGCGAATGTCCTCTAGGTTTGCGCGTTGATCGGCGGCGCGTTGTATTGCGGGCTAAGACCGTACTCGTTGGTGATCTGCACCGAGACCGACGTAACGACGAAGCCGGGGAACGTGGTCAGCGTCGCGTACTCGGCGAGATAAACCAGATCACGGCGGTAGATGGTGGCGACCTGCTGCTCGTCGGTCTGTGTCGTATGCGACGGCAACAGCAACGCCATGGTGCCGTCGGGCAGATTCATCTTCAGGCAGGCGCGCGGATTGTCGTATGGCCCCTGCTTGAGCACATTATCGACCGCCGCGGCGAGCACACTGCGCGAATGATGATCCGGTGCCCATACCGTCACCATGATGCCTTGGCGCTGGCGATGTGATGTCTTGCCCAAGACTCCAGTCGCGCCTTGCCGCACATCGAGTTGATACTTGGCCGGTACGGTGAGCGTCGTCGCGGTACTGGTGGCGGCATAGCCTTGCGCCACCGCTTGCGCCGCAAGATCGGCAAGAAGGCTAGCGGTTGTCGTATCACCGCCATGCGCGCCCGCTGATGGTTGATTGCCTGCCGAGATCGCATAAGTGCGATCGATAATGATCGACAGATATTCGCCCGCGACCGGCTGCCCGCTGACCGTAATGACGGTGCCCGCGGTGCTGACAGTCAAACCGTAAGCGGGCGGCGTGATGACATAGGTCTCGTCGAGCACCTGATAGATCGCAGGTGCCGCCGCGCCGGGCACTGGATAGATCGAGATGTTGACGACCGGGCCGTTCGGCCGCGGCGCGGGCGTTGCCCCGGGCGACGGCAGATATTTGCCGCTGACGTCGAGATCGAGTTGATCCGGCAGCGGCCAGCCCTCGTAAATCCGCACATCCATCGGCTGCGTAAAGCCGGGCGGGACCGGCGCAATCGACGGCTGGCTGGTGCCGTTCGGATAGACGATCGCAGCAACCTGCTGCGTCAGAAACGCGGTGACGTCGGAAAGATCGGCCACCGCTTACGCCTCAAGCCGAATGCATTCCAACTGCCAGCCGATGGACGTCCACATCGCCGACGCGACGCCGTAGCGGTACATATCGTCGTCGATAACAATGTCGCGATCGCGGATGGCGTTCTTCGGCACCGCAGTCGGCGGAATGTTGATCGTCCACGACGGTCGATAGACAATATCGGCGGGCAACAACGACGAGCGCGTGCGCCCGGCAGCCTTAGACGTGATCGCGCAAGGCACCGCGGTGAACAGCACGTCTTCGCCTTCGACGTCGGTCCCGATCGTCGGCTGCTCGCCGCCGGAATAACCAACATCGCCGATCTGCGTCGAGCCGGTGCCGGTGCCCGCGACAGTGCGCTGGCGATGAATATCGCAGGTACGCTCGTACAGCGTCTGCGTGGTCATTCGTGCTGTTCCTCGGGCTCGACTTCAGTGCGCTCCTGACCGGCAGGCGGGATCGGCAAATAATTGTCGTGCATGCCGACCTTGAAGATCGACGGCACATGCTCGCCCGGGTCCATACCGCGGCCACCAAACAACGAAGTCGCGTTCGGCAGATTGCCAGCGCTGGCACCGCTCTGTGTCGCCAGCGTATCGAACCGGATCGCCGACGCGCTGTAAGCCTTGAAAGCTTGGCTGAAGGACAGCTTCATGGTGCCCGCGGCCTGATCAACCTTGCGGGCAAAGCGATTGGCGATCTTGCGGCAGCAATCCGCAGCCGCGCCGTACAGCGAGCCGTTCGAGGCCACCGCTTCAGCGATCTCCTCGTCCTGCAGCAACGGATCGGTCGAATCCGCATCACCGATCTGATCGCGGATGTAATAGACCGGATTGCTGTTTAACTGGTCGTAACTATAGGACCATGTCATGCGGCGGCATCCGTGAACTTGGTTGACGTGATGACAAACAAACTGTCAGCGACGGCATCGATATTGCCGCTGCCTTCCCACCGATAGAACCAGACGCCCGCCAGCAAACAGACGATGCCGAAACTGAAACTCCCGACTGCCGGATGCACGAAATTCTGCGTGATGATCTGTTCGGTATTGCTTGGATCGAGCACGCGCAGCTTGACCGTAGTCGGATCAACCGGCGCTGGCGGCGTCTGCGTCGGATCGGTAAACGCGACCGATAGCGTCACTGGCGAGCCGTAATCGTACAAGTTCATGCGTCGCTCACTTCTGCTTCGCCGCCCACCGCATCGCCCGGAATTGCCTTGCTGCCCGGCGCATCGCCAACCGTTGCCAATTTTGCCGCGCTATCGGCGATGACAGGCGCATCAGTCACCCGATCGCTCGCCATCGCGATATAAGTGGCGCGATCACTGACAACCGCGATGCCTTTGGGCGCGCTCGGCCGGTTGACGAAGAGACCGGCAATGCTTTGCCAGATTGCGGTCAGGCGACCAATCAGACCGGCAATCCCCACCATCTGACCGGCGCGCAACGCGGCGCGAGCCGTCAACATGCCGCGCAGGAATATGGTCGCGATATTGCGCGACGATTGGCTGGTCATCGCCACAAACGTGCGGCCCGCCAATGCGGCGCGGCCGACCACACTGCTTCGTGACTGCAACGCAGCGGTCAGCGTTGCAGTAAGCGCGGCTTTACCGACCAAAACCGCACGCCCGCGCGACTGCACGACCGTCAGCGCGCGCAGGAACAGATAATCGACGAAGATGCCGGACGATTTGACGGCGGCCGTCATCCGCGCCGCCAGCGCCGCCCGCCCGATCAGAAACGACGCCGCCATGTTCTGTGCGGCGGTTCGAGCCGCCAGCGCGGCAGTCAGCGCCGGGATGATCGCTCGTGATCGGGTTTGCGCGGCAAGCTGCCCGGTCAAGAAAATGAAGATCGCCGCAACGATCCCGCCGCGACCTGCCGATGCCGCGGTCATCCGCGCCTGCAACGGCACCGATCCGACCAGCGCGGCTGCGCCTTTGACCGACGCTGCCATCCGCGCCGCAAGAGCCGCAATCTCGCCGGTAACCGCCCGCGCTTTGGCCTGTGCCGTCAGCGCGCCATGCAAAGCCGCGGCACCAACCAACGCCGCCCGGCTGTAGGTTTGGGCCGCGATCCTGGCCGCCAAAGCGGCCGACCCGACCAATACCGCCCGGTTTTGCACCGTGGCCGCCGTGCGGGCGCTTAAGCTCGCCACAGCCTTGATCGCTGCCCGCGCACCGGCCTGCGCCTGCAGCACTGCCGCCAGCGCAACCGCCAGTGAAGAGGCAATGAGGCCGCGGCCAGCACTCGCCGCGGTAAGCCGGGCCGCCAAGGCAGCCGCCCCGATTACCGCCGCCCGGCTGCGGGCTTGCGCAGTGGTCCGGGCGATCAAGTTGGCGGTAGCGGTGGCGGCACCGCGCGCCGACATGATAGCAGCAGCGCGAGCCATCAGCGGCACCGCGCCCGTTGCCAGCGCCCGTGCCTGCGTTTGGGCTCTTAGCACCGCGCTCAGCGCCAGTGCCGCCGCCTGGAATAATGCGCCGTGTGCGGCGGTAGCGGTAGTGCCTCGTGCCGCCAGCCCGACCGCGCCAGTCAGATTAGTCCGGCTGGTAACGGCAGCGGCAATCCGGCCCCAAAAATTGAACTTGACCGCCGCTATGAGCCCGCTGGTCTGGACGACAAGTCTGCCCGCCAGCGGCAAAGCGAAGCCGACAAGCCCGCGCGAGGTCGTGACAGCGCTTATACGCGCCGCCAGAATGACGTTGCCGAGCACCGTGGCGCGATTTTTTACCGCCGCGGTAGTTCGGCCCGCCAAGACTGCCGCCGCCGTAAGACCGGCGTTGCCCTGCGCGCGCATGCTGGCGGTTGCGCGAAGCAACAAGCCAACACCAGCACGAGCACTGGCAGCGGTCGCCGCCCGGGCCGCCAATATCACCGACCCGGCCAGCGTGCTGCGCGCGGTGGCTTCGGCAGTGAGCCGAGCGGTGAGGGGAACCGCACCCGTCACCACCGCACGCGCCGACGACAGCGCCTTGAGTGCGGCAGCGAGATACAAGAGCGCTGCAGTCGAAACCGTACTGCGACCGGCTGCCGCCGCGATCGTGCGCCCGACCAGCGGCACCACGCCGCTGAATCGCGATCGGGCGCTGGCCAGCGCCGTCAATGTAGCCGTGATCGGCACCGTGCCGACGAGCGCTGACCGGGCAACCGCTTGCGCCTTGGTTGCCGCGGTCAAAGCCGCTCGACCGACAGCCGAAGCTCGTGCTGTCGCGGCGCTTGCACCGCGCGCTGCCAGCCCCATCGTGGCGGCAGCGCGTGCGACGGCTTGGAACTTGGCCGTCGCCGCTAACGCTGCCCGGCCGATCATGGCCGCCCGCGAGACGGCATTAACGACCGAACGGGCCGCCAACGCCGCCCGGCCGGTCAACGTGGCCGTCGTATAGCCAAGCTCAGCGAAGGCACGACCGGCAAGCGCCGCCCGCGCGGTCATCGCCGCCGTCGTGTAACCAAGTTCGGCGAACAACCGGCCTGCCAACGCGACCGCTTGCGCCTGCTTTTGCGAGAACGTGGTGATCGGCAGCGCGGTGAGCGTCTGCGCCGCGATCGTGCCGAAATAGACCGGCAGTTTGTAGACCGTCGAGATCGCTGAATTGGTCCAGCCGACCTCGCACATCGTGTTGCCTTGCAACGCCGCTCTGGCGGTGAGCGGGGCCAAGGTGTAGCCGACTTCGCTAGTGGCTCGACCGGCGAGAATCGGGAATTGCGTAAACGCGGTCGGCGTGATGACAGCGGTGTTGATGCGGAAAAAGACGTTGTCGCCGTTCGAACCGCCGATAGTGGTTTCCTGCCACTCCAACTGAAAGAACAGATATTCGTACATCAACGTGATCGCGCCGGGCGTCCACGTTGTCGTACCCATGCCATTGACGTCAGTGGTGGTCGATAGCGTGACCGCGCTGCCGACCAACGAGCCTGATGTCAGTTCGCGGGCGGATGTGCCGTCGGCGTTCTTCGACGCCCACACCCGCAAATTCAAATGGCCGATGCAGCCCGCTGTCGAGGCACGAAGATTAAGCCCGAGCGTCCAAGCGCCAGCGAGAAAACTGCCGTTGTACGCGGTCGGCGAGATAAACGAATCGCCCGCTGTCGTCGCGCCCGAGCCAGTGCCTGCGGTCGGACGAGTCTTAGCGGATATGAATGATGTGGATGCGCCGGTCGCAATCGATGCCGCCGTCGCACCTAAAAACGCTTGATAGTAATTGACCGGTAGTTTGTTGACCTGCCAGCCGAACGCCGTGTTACCCGCCGTCGGCGCAGTGCCACCGTCCTGCAACTGCCCGAACCAGCCGGGCGAAACCGCAGCCGAGCCGAGAATATAAAACGGCCCGCCCGCCATCAGTCATCGACCCACGCAAACGTATAAGTGCAGCCGGGTTTATCGGCAATGTTGGACGGGTCTTGAGGCCACAGCGCGCACGCGCTCAGATAATAAGAATTTTCCTGACCGGACGGCACCGCGCCGGTATGACCGGCGCAAAAGCCGTTGCCGTTCGGATCGCCCATATGCCATTCGAACAGCGGGCAATAACCTTCGACAACAGCGGGGCGCGGTCTGTTCTCGTCAGTGAACGGATCGCCGACGCAACATTGCCCACAGCGGCAGCAATAGCCGGAACGGACCCATGACATGGTGATCCCTTAGAACGTGCCGCCATCGGATGTGATCAGATTTCGGAAATTGGTGCCGTCGAACGCGATATGCGCCACGCATTGCGGATCAAGCGTCATGTTGGCGGCACCGTCGATGGTCCCGCTCGCAGGTGTGAACGTCACCAGTCCGGTCGTTAACGCATTCGTATAGTGGCAGTGCCAGCCGTAACCGATTGCGCCCGCCGTCGATAACGTGACGGCGCATGACGCCGCCGTGGTGAACACAATCCAACCGTCAAGATCGGCGATCACCGTGGTGTAGGTCGTGCCGGTGACGGTGGTCGGGTTAACAAAACTGTCGAAAGCGTCCTCGACCGAATAGATCAAACCGACTTGCGGCGCGGCGCTGAAATTGACCTTGGCATTGGCGGCAGAGGACAATCGGATCGTGGTGCGCGCCAGAACTGGCCCGGTGGTGTTGTAAGCGCCTTCGCCGTATTCCCACTGCGACAGATCGGCAGACTGCGCGCGATAACGATAGGTGATGCCGTTGACCGCACCCGCGCTCGCTGGCGTCAGAAAGCCTTGCACCGCCGCCGACACCGTCCAGTCGGTAAGCGCGCCCGCCGTCGGGACGAACAGCACCGAATCCAGATAGCCGTAGTTCGTTGCCACATTTACGCCTGCGACAGAATAAGCTGACCGGCCGAGAACGATGCGGTGACGTTGGCGGCGATCGCCTGCTGCACGATCTGGCGGAAGTTGCCGCCGCCGGTCGATGTGGTGTTGACGCCGAGATTGAACGTGACACCGGATGGTGATGCCGATGTCAGCACGCCAGCCCACGTGCCGCCCGTGGTCGGCAAGGTCGCGCCGTATTTCGCCGTCACCACGCACGGCGTCGCGGCAGCCGGAACGTCAGCAGCAAGATCGGTCGATAACACGCCCGGCGTTGCCGACGTGCAAGTAAACGGAATCCATTTGAAGTTGCCGAGATAATCCCATGCGATCATATTGCCCGCAGTGACCGCATCATAAAGCGCCCACGACGTCACCGTGCCCCACGAGCCACCGGCTTGCGCAAACGTCACTGCCGCGCCGCTGGTCGAAGCCGCTGGCACCGTCGCCGGTTCGTTGCCGGACGAAGCAACAGCAGCGGGCCATGCCGAGAATTGTAACTGATCGGTCGAGCCGTTCGATGCAACGGCAGCGTTCGCGGTCAGAACCAACGCAGTGCCGGTATAGGTCGAGACGGTGCCAACCTGTGCGCCGCCCGCAATGGTGTTGTCCCAAACATTCATGCCCGGCACGACCCAACCGGGATTGGTCGCCGCCGTGATGTTGGGCGTCGATGTCGTCCACGTCGCGGTCGCGGCGACCTGTCCCGAGACTTGCACGCGAGCATAACCCGTGCCACTGGCCTCGGTGCCGCCAGTACCGGCATCAGACGTTGGCGCAGTGACAAATAAGGCTAGGAAACGATTGACGAGCGCTGGCATTGCGCGGCGGCCCGCCATCCAATCGAGCGTCGCTTGTGCTGCATAGTCGGCTTGACCTGACATGCTGGTGATCCTTTAGGGTTTGGAGTCGCCGCGCACGACAGCTTCAGGCACTTCGACAGCACCTTCGATCTTGCCGTACTTGTCGGCACAGTCCTGACAGAGATAAAAAACGTGCTCGGCCCATTCCGGCGAGACCAGCCCGCCATCGCAGGCGCAGTTGGCGCAATAGACCCGTTCCATGAACAGGCGACCGACCGGCGTCAGCGCTTCGGTCTGCTTGTTGGCGCGATCGAACTTGAGCCGCGAATCCGGTAAGCCCTGCTCGAACTCGCGATTCCACGACAACCGCGTCATACGCCTTCACCGAACTCGACCGAAAGCTCGATCGGGATCGTGGTGCCGGTAGCAATGGTGGTGATCTCCATGTCGATCGGCTGCGTGCCGCCCGACATCAGCTTGAACCGATTATCCGGCTCGGTGCCAACCCAACCGCCCATGCCGCCGGTTTGCGCAAAGCCGACCGACAGCCGCTGCACCAAGGTGGTGCCCGCTACGATGCCGGTGGAATCGACAACCCATTGCGATTGCTGCGCCAGCACACTGCCGAGCCGCATGTTCTTCGCGGTGATGGTAGCGACGCCGCCGCCGCTATAGATGGTGCCGGTATTGTGCTTGACGCGCATGCACGCGCCGCCCGCCGTTCCCGACCGCGCCGCCACATAGCACGCCGCCAACGATACCGTTTCCTGATTGGTGATCGTATGCGCCGCAATGTGCGTCGATTCGGTAGCAGCCGTGCCGTTAGTTTGCGTGACCCGGTTCAAGTCATAATAGAACGGCATGTTCAGATGCCTTCGCCAAATTCAGCGGTCAATTCCAGCGGCAGCGTCGTGCCCGCGGCGATCGATGTGAACTCGGTATCGATCGGATTGATGCCGTTCGGCTGCATGATGATGCGATTGGTGATCTCGGTTGCTTGCCAGCCGCCCGAGCCGCCGGTCTGCGCAAAGCCAAACGACAAGCGTTGCGTCAGCGCGGTGCCCGCAGTGATCGCCACCGAGTCGTTCGTCCAATTCGACAGCGCAGGCATGACTGCGCCGAGCCGCATATTGCGGGCTTGCGGCGTTTGCGCGGTGCCACCGGCATAGATCGTGCCGGTATTGGTCTTGACCCGGACCGCACCGCCGCCTGCGGTCGCGCCGCGACCAGCGGCATAGAGCGCGGTGATCGACAGCGTCTCTTGGTTCGCCGTCGTGTGCGCGGTGAGATGCGTGACTTCGGTGCCACCGACCGAGCCGGTCGCGGTGACGCGGTTGATGTCGTAATAAAAAGCCAAGGCGATCTCTCCTATTGCGTGACGCCCGACGTATCGAGATCAACTTCCAGCGTGGTGCCCGCATAGGTGCCGACCGTGGTCAGCTTGGTGCGCCATTGCGAGCCGACGATACCGTCATTGACGGTGCCCGCCGCCAGCGTGCCATCAGTCGCCGCTGCCGCGGTGGTCTTCGGCGTCAGCGAACTGACGTTGAACAGTGTGCGCAGATTGACCAGCGCAATCGCAATCGCGGCAACATCGCACCACGTCTTGCCGCCATCGAACGACGTTTGCAGCCACACCGTGCCCGACGTGCCGCCCGAGCCGTAAGTGAAATTGACCTGCACGCCGACATTGGTCGGCACGCCGACCGGCGATCGGATTTGCAGCACCGGCCCGACTTGCGCGGTGACCGCCGTGGTGATCGGCGTTGACAGCAGCGCGGGCATTTATTTGGTCCGCCACGTGCCAGCGCTGAAACAATAGAAAATCGTGACGCCACTCGCGACCGTCAACGAATACGCGGCGTTCTGGCCGAGCGCGTTGATCTTGTCGCCGCCCGACGCGCCGCCCTGAGCCGCCGACGACGGCCAGATATTGGCGGCATTAGTCGTGGCATCGTTGGTGATGACGATTGACGCGCCAGCGATAGCCGGTGGCAATCGCAAACTGTCGCCCGCAGTGCCGACCGTAGTGATGCGGTTCTGTGAATTGTTGACCAGTTGCGCGCCCGCCTGCGTGTTGTTCGGCGACGCCGATGCAGTGATGTTGTCGAGCGACGAGCCGTAGAACTGGCCGCCCTGCGATTGATATTGCGTCGAGACAATGGTCTTACCCTTGGCCCGATCAACAAAGCCTGTCGGCATGATCGTAATCCTTTCCTATTTGACCCGCGCCAGCGTTTCCGCTGCCTCGCGGGTCAGCGGCTCGTCGTTGAGCCGATGTCCTTCGATGACGTTGAACTGACCTTTGCCGACCGCAACGATAAAACGATCGCCGGGCGCAGGCGCAGCCTCGCGGCGCACCACTTCGGTGCGGGTCGGATAGACTTCGATATAGCCAGCACTCGACAGCGCGCGCCGATTGGCCAGCGGGATCGAGCGGACTTCGTCGGCGGACAGATGCTCGCCAGCCTTCATGCGCACATTGCCGCGCGTGAAGCCCATGCGAATGCGTGCACCGCCGATATCGTGCTCGGCAATTTCCAAAGGCATGATTGTGAGTCCCTAGAGAAGCGGGAACGGCGAGGGTCGGGGGGTGGTCAGAGGGGGATCAGACCATGACTGGCTCGCCGCCCATCAATACAGCAGCGACGGGGTGACGGGAATTTGATCGCTACTGCACGATTCCGCTGAAGTGGTAGCCAAGATCGGCACCGATCACGAGCATATCGAACGCCATCTCGCCTTCGGTCCGTATCGTTTCCAGACCAAGCCACGGCATCGGGATTTGCGCGACCCGAATGCCCATGGTGTTGATGCCGGTAAAACCGGACCACGGGAAGATATAGCCCGCCGACGGCACCATGATCCCCGGCTCCGGTGCCGCGTGAACAAACAACGCATCCTTGGAAGCGACGAAAGAATACGTTGGCGTTGCCACTGAACCCGCACCGCCGACTGCTTGCTCTGGCGTGGTGTTGTAGACCGCTTTCGAAACCACGAGCTTCTCGATGTCGAAGCTCGCCGCCAGAAGCTCGGGCGTGATCTTCGAGGCATCGGCCCGGGTCGTATACTTGATGCGGTCCACGACCAACGGGTGCTTGCGTAAACCCTGATAGACCGGGAAAGCGAGCAGCCCGCAGTTCAGTTCGAAGCCGGTGTTCTGCAGGATGGTGGTCTGCGCCGTGGCGATGTCGGTGTACGGGTCGCCGTTGGCGTCGTCGTTCCAGAACGGCGGTGCGCCCGATCCCGGCGTGCCGCCCGCGGTGCCAGTGACATCAGTGCCCCACACACCGTTAGTCAGAAACTTCTGCATGAAGATGCGGTCGCGTTTGATCAGCAGCTTTTGCATGCAGAAGCGTGTGGTTGAGACGTCCATATTGACGGTAGGATCGGCGTTGCGCCGGGTCTGCGCGCCAAGGTCTTTGTGGTATGCCCACACGTTCGCCGAATAGCTGTTAGTTGACAGATTGAAGCCGCCGCCAACTGATTCGGCCACGTCGGCGCGCTCTTGCGCCTCGTCGCGGTAGAAGTCATCTTTCGAAAACATGAAATATTTATCAGTTTGATGCTCTACCGGGACGTTGGCGAACACTTGGTCCGCAACGTAGTGGGTTTGATCCTGAATGTAGGCTGTTGCGATCTGCGTCAGAGCAGCCTGCACATGGACCTGCTGTAAAAAGGGCTGTGGCATTGGGATGATCCTTTCTGTGCTGCTGCGTCAGCCGTTTGGCGTATAGACCAGCATGTCGATCATGGCGTTCGCGCCAGCCGCCGACTCAAGCGCCATTCCGACCTTGCGACCGGACGAAAACGTAATCGCTCTGCCGTTAGTATCGGACTGCAACTCCTGACCGGCGGTTACCGCCGCGCCAACGACAACCTTGGTGATGCCGTTGATCGCAACGTCACAGGCTTGACCTTGCGCTGGCGCGTTTTGCAACACGCCGTAACTCACGGCACCCGCCACGGTCTGCAAAGTCAGAGTGCGCGGACCTGACAGATACACAATGAGAAACTGACCCGAGCCTTGCGGGCCGTAGAGCGGTGAAGCCGGATTCCAGTAGTTGGCTGCTGCCTGACACTGTGCACCGTCCTTCATCAATGGGGCTTCTGTCGTCATGACAATGATCCTTTCCTGACGGTGCGCTTACGCGGCGCGGCCCGACTCACGCGCGTCTTGAATGCGCAGAGATTTGTTCGCCGGGTCTGTGTAGACCTTGGAGAACGCTTGCTCGGGCGTGAGCTTTTCGCCCGGGTGATCTTTCAGATATTTCTGTGCCAGCGCGGCGAACTGGTCATAGGCCGTGCCGCCGCCGCCCAAGCCAGTGCCGCCGAACTCCTTGAACGCCCCGGCTTCCTTGGCCGCGGCAAAGCCGGACTTGGTCAGCGTCAACAGCTTGTCGATCGCTTCCCGGTCGCCCGCATAAGCCTTCTGCAGCGTTACGCCTTCGGCTTCCGGCAGCCCGACATCGACCGCGCGCTTGTTGAACGCGATCAGCGCCGCGGCGTCTTCCAGCTTCTTGACGCGCTCGATCGCGTCTTTGCCGTCGGCGATCTGCTTGCGAATGCCAGCGGGCAGCGCAAGCAATGCCTTCTCTTCCTTCTCTTCCTTTTCTTCGTCTTCCTCATCCTTGCGGCGACGCGCTTTCTCCTTCTTTTCTTCTTCGTCGTCTTCCTCTTCCTCTTCCTTGTCGCCGTTGCCATTGCCGTTACGACGGCCGCGCTGCTTCTCGATCATGGCCGCGATCGCCTTGAGCGCATCTTCCTCGCTCGCGTCGTCTTGGAGACCGAGCGCTTTCAGAATTGCCGACATGGGTAACTCCTTTTTGTCGGTGGGTTGCTGCAGGGCTCGGTCGCCGAGCAGCGGTGATACGTGTTCGTGAAACTGCGTGAACGTCTTGGCCAGCATGTCCTCGCGGTCCACGTCGGCCTCGTCGTCCATGATCGACTTCACGGATTCAGCGAGCCCGGCCAACGCCGCCTCGAAACCATCGCGGGCGTCGCGTTCCGGTTCTCGCTTGAACAGATCGGCGAAGAAGTCGGCGACACGCTCGCCAACCGGCGCGTGTTTGAAGGCATCGGACAGTTCGCCGCTCAGCCCGAGCGCTTTAGCACGCCGCCGGATATGCGCCTTGGCTTTGGCCGGGTCTTTGGCCCGCCCAATCGCCTGCATGGCGTTGTGCAGATCGGATTTGTTGTGGATCGGGAACGAGCCGTCCGGCAGTGCCGCGCCGGACGAGGCGGCGCTGCGACGCTGTTCGGCCGAGAACTCGCGCTTGAGATATTCGGCGGCCGGTTCGGCGTCACTCCAGTTTGCAAAGTTATAAAGCGGTTCCTCTTCCCGTTTCATCAGCATGATCTTGACTCCTTCGCCAGCACCGCGATCAACCGAACTGACTTCGTTGATGCGCAGCCGCCGCAAAATCTTCGGCATGTCATGGCCTCTTGCAGTGAATCCATTTGGCCGCGATCGCGGCGCGCGCGGCATCGAGCGTCATCGCCCCGCTGCAGACTTTTTTGTTGAAGGCGTTCTCGTCCACGTCCTTGACGTGCGCCGAGCACGGATCGGTCACCGCGAAAATCTGCGGCCACAGATTGTTTGGATTGGTCGGATGACCGCCAAGCTCCAGCGGGATGAAGTGGTCTTCCTCGTAATCGAGCGGGTTGCCGGTCAGTCCGAGCCCGCGCATTTGGATGCGCTTCAATGTGCTGGTGTAGTAAACCGGCGGCCGTACCGTCGCAGTCCAGCCCGGCTTGCAGATCGTGGTGGCGATGTTGGCTTGCGTGACCTTCGGATTATAGACGCCCGCCACAATCAAGTCGGTCGCCTTGCTCTTGGTGGTGGCGCACCCGCAGAACATGAGAATGCACAGCGCGCTGCCGACCAAGACCCTGATAGTTGGCATTGATCAGCGCCGCCGTGGCCAGCGCGATCGCCAGCATGACTTCATGCTTGCTCTCGCCCCGCATGTCAGTGCAGATGCGCGCCGCAATCGTCTTGATGCGCTCGACGCGCGATTCAACATTCCATTGCTTCTCGGACATGATTCTCGGTTAGGGAGCGCTCGCGGCGTTGACGCCCTATGCGTCAGCCTTCAGCGACCGTATCTCGTGCGGAGATTCTCGTCGCGTCGATGATCGAGCAGGTGGGATGCCGCTCCTTCGCTCGGGTTGCCGCCGTGAGCGCTAGCCGTTTGGCACGAGCTTGGGCGCGGCCGATCTGCGCCCGTTCACGCCAGATTTCATAAGCTTCAGGGCTGTACCAACGCTGACCGACACGGCGCAGCCCGCGATCGGTGTTCTTCTCGCGATCAACGTAGTCGCGCAGCCATGCGACCGCCCGCCGATAGCGTAGCCAGTCGCCGGTCATGAACGCATCGACCATCTGCGCGAGCATGGCATCGCGCTGATCGAAGTGCATGTCAGCCCCAAATGATCGGCTGACAACGTCGCAGTTCGCATTCGATCTCGGTCTTCGACTGCTTGATCGGCTTCGGCCGCGGTTCAGCCGCCGCCGATAGCGTGCGCCAGCCCAAATCGGTCAGCACCCAAGCGCCATTGATATTCTCGACATAACCGTCACGCTGTAGCTGGAAGATGCGCGCGATCTGGCTTTCGTGAACTGGTCGCGGTGCGGGCGGTGTGAACATCGGCAGCCCCTTCGCGTATGAGTTGCAAGTTGCAAAACCGCAATCAAATCACCATGTTCAAGATGTGGAGTACCTAAAAATGCCCGTCATCAAATACGGCAGCTATGACGGCTATGCCGTGCGGTTCACCCGCTATGAAGCGTGGATATTGGCCGACGGCCACTGGCAAAAGACCGGCGTGGCGCAAGTGCTGCACGAGGCGGCGCTGCTGACCAAAGAACAATTCCACCGCGTCTACGGGGCCTTGCCGCCGATGCCGAGTGCCGCTTTCCAGTCGCCCGAATAGCTATCGAGCACCCGCTTATAAATCTCTTCACTCTTGGCGATCGCGGCATCATAAGCTTCGGGATCGGGATGCGGCCCATCCGGCGCGGTGTCCTGCATGATCTTGTACTGGACATGCCCGCCGCCCGGTCCCTTGGCATCCAGCATCTTCTGATCCATGAACTGCACTTCGCCGATCAGCCCATCCGGCATCCGCACGTTGATGGCACGATCGGCATAGTTCAGATCGGTCAGCTTCCACGGCTCGGTCACGATCTCGTAGCGCTGCGCTAGCCGCTCGATCGCCTCGTCGGCCTGCTCCGGTCGATCGATCACGAAGGTCATGCGCACCACGTCGGTGACTTGCGCGACCTGACCGCCGCGGGCCGGGTCTTCTGCCTTCTCGATGACGCGGTTAATGCCCTTCTGCGTCCCGACCTTCGAGCCGTTTTCCTTCAGCTTGATGTCAAGGTCTTTGGCGATCTGACGGCCAGCCGCCACCAGACGCGCCTGATCGTCCGGTGCGGCGGCCACCACGTCGCCGATTGTTTGCAGCGGCGAGCGGTTGGCCCAATCCTTGATGACGCCCTTGCGCGCCTTGAAAGCGTCGCGCGGGTCGGCGTTTTCAGGAAGCTCTGGCGTGTAATCGTCGGGCTCGTAACCGGCGACTCGTTCTTCACGCGGTGTCGGTTCGTATTCGTCGGAGATGACAAGCTCGACTTCGCACATGCAATTGGGATGCAGCGGCGGACCGTCGCCCGCATCGCCAAAATCTTCGTCGATGTCCTTCACCCCTTCCGCTTCAGCAGCCTGACATAGCGGGCAGGGATCGCCGTCGGTCGTCCACGTCTTCTTGACCGGCACGCCGCGCTCGTTGGCCAACCGGCCCATCTCCAGCGTGGCGTCATTCTGCGCGAAGCTGATCTCGGTCCGCGCGATCATCTCGGCACGATAGTCGGAAAACACGCCGGTATCCGTCAGCTTGTCGGCAAGCTGATCCATATCCCAATGCAGCGCCACCGCATCGGTGACCAATTGGTTGACGACGTCCCGGGTCTTGTCGCTGATCGCCCACTTGGCATCCGGGTTATCGACCAGTTCGCCGTTCTCGTTGACCGTCTTGCCGACCAGATTCGCGCCGCGTTCCTTGGCAAAATCGGTGGCGAAGGTGTGCAGCCGGTTGGCCACGTCGGTCGCCGTGACCGCGCCTTCCGGCAGTTCGTGCACCGGGTTGTTTAGCTCGATGCCGTTGAAGGCATACATTCCCGCGCCTTCCGACGCGGCCGCCATCGAGCGCTGCGCCTCGCGGACGAAGTCGTCGATGCCCGGACCGTTGAGCACGCCGTCTTCGATGTCTTCGTCTTCGGCCTTGCGGACCAGCGCCGCAGCCATACGATTGGCCATGATGTGCAGAAAGCGTTGCTTCTGCCACGCGAACAGTCGCTGTATCCGGTGATACAGCCGCGCCGCGTTAGTATGATCGAAAGGGCGCGCGCCCGAGCCGCCTGCCCCGGGCCTTTTCCACGTCCAAATTTAACGGCGAGTCGTCATCGCTGCTCTCAAAGGGCACCGACGACCCGCCGATCGAAAACTCCGGTAGGATGCCGCGCTTGTGGGCCGCCCAAAGCTCCGGGTCTTCAATCTGGTAGCCGACGATCCAGCCGATCTGATCATCCTTTTGGGTTAGCCCGAATGCCTTCATAAAATCAGGAGTAGTCAAAAAGGACATCACCAAACGGCCGGTGCCTTTGATATGGTGCATCACGCCGTGCTCGCGGGCATAGAGCATGTATTCCAGCACCGCGTTTTCCAGTTCCTTGACCGGGATAATGTCGCCCTGCTTGTCGATGATGTATTTGCCGTCCTTGGCGACCACACTGGCCCAACCAAAGATCATCTGCCGTTCCGGTTCGGCCTTGGCGATGTCCAGCGTCAGCGACCAGCGCTTCTCGGCACCGATGTCGGATTCGCTGGTATCGTCGCCCGGCTTCTTCGATCGCGCGGCCGCAGCTTCGATCGCCATCTGGCGCTGACGGCGACGGCGCGCATGCTGATTGCCGAGTGCAGTCTGTGCATGCACGTCGCCGCCGCCGGGCTGCTGCTTGACCGTTTCACAAAATAGCTTGGCGGTCCCGCCGCGATGTTGTCGCCAGATGCCGTAACACTCGCCGAGCGCAGCTTGCTGTTCCTTGCCTTCGCCCATGACCTGCTTGACGCAGCGGCCGACGAAGCTGCTTTGCGACTCGCCGCTGCTTGGTGTCGGCATTACAATGACCTTGTCTCACGGTCCAAACTGACCGTGGTAAAGTGGGATTCAACAGCGATGTTGGGCAGCGGTGCTTGCCACGGCCTTGAGGGCTACCGACGGCGCGGTCTAGTTCTCAAGGTGTCGCCGACCAGCGAGCTATCCCGGGACCGTGAGACGCCATCAGGCATCCTCAAACTTTTTGAACGGCGTGAACGTGATGTTCTCGTCGGTCTTGCCGCGGTATTCGCCGCACCAGCCATCTTCGGTGACCGGCGGCCAGCCGCCCTGCGTGATCAAGCCTTGCGGCGTCGGAATCAAATGCATGGTCGGCGCATGCGCACGGCACGCGCCCTGCTTCGGCTGCAGCCGTTCACGCACGAAAAACCTGCACGATTTACAGCTTTCCATTTTACGTGATGCTAATGGGAGTTACCGCGGCTGCGGCTGCGTTCGCCGCCTGCGATCGCTGCCAGCCGCCGATCGCATAGACCTGATCGGCAAACAACTGCGTGACCCAACCGGCCAGCAACTGCGTATTGGTCATCCCGGGAACCGACGACGGCAACGTCGCCACATAGTTCAACACCGTCTGCAAATCGGTATCGCTGATCGTCTTGTTCACTTGCACATTGGGCGCAAGACTCGACCCGCTCAGCGAAAGAGTAATCGTCGCCATTATTTAATCTCGCTTCGATGTGACCGACGTCACAGTATACCGCGCTTAGGCATGACAGCGTTCGCGCCGTTGAAACGGTGAGGAGCCGGTCATGTCCAAATCTGTTGTCGCGGCAGCGATCGCTTGTGCGATTGGTGTTGCCGTCACATTAGCCGCCACCAAGACGCACGAGTTCGTGCGGCCGATCGTCGTGCCTGCGGTCGATGAATCGCCGCTGCACGTTCACTTGCAAGGCAACCCGCACGGCGTTAGCCAGGATGCACCGCAGCCGTAGTTATCCACAACTTTGCATCTTGTGGATTACGCCGCGGTGTGCATAACTGCGTGCGCTCGGTGAGCCTCGTAAAGCAAATGTTGGGCAATAGCCGCAGCCCGGTCGTGGTGTCCATACGCTGTTAAACCGGCGGGTTTTTATCCACGAGGGTCGCGACGGAGTTCACCGGGCACCTTTCTCATGTTCCCAAGCATCATGACTGGCTTAGCCAAGGACCGGATTTGCCCCCGGTCCTTTCTCTTTTATGGATGATCGTTAAGCCACAGCCACAGCCGCCAGCACGTCGCCATGAAAGTCAGCGCAATAATCCAGTCGGCGATCACTTTGGCCAGCAATAGCGCGTCAGTGTTCACCACTTGAACGGTTCGCCATTGATGGTGAAGCCTTCGCGGCCCGGTGCCATGTGCCGTTGCTGGCCAAGAAACTGCGACTTGGCAGTCAACTGCTCGCGATCCAGCGCTTCAATCTCCTTCGGATCGGCGCGTTTTACCAATGGCGGGCGGTACAAATCGACAACGGGCGGCGGAATTGGTGCCATTCCACGCAACTGGCGCAATCTGTTGTGGGTCTCGCGGAACGTCGGGCTAAGCTTAGCCCAATTCGCCTCTTCGTAGGTCGCACCGTAACGCTCGGTCTCGACCTTCATCCGCTCGACGACGGGCGGCCGGTCGCGACGGACGACTTCGACGAGGCCGGAATAGGCTTCCTTGCCAGCCTGCTCGCCATCATCTTCGCCGCCAGTTTGCGTCGCCGCCAACCCGTCTTGGACGCCCG